TGATAGCGTGCATAATAGATAGTGTCAAGTAATAAACAAATAAGTTGTGTTGATTAACTTCACTCTCATGGATACAGAACAAATATATATAGACGCCTGGGGAGAGACCGTGATCTTTAAAGGACTGCCAATAACATCAGACGCCTATCTAAAGAAAGAAGATGACCCGATAAAGAAATAACTATATGGGGTTTTTAAAGTTGACAGCAACTATAATTTACTCAGTAAGTTTAACAATTTGGACATTAGCTGGTTGGTTCTGGTTATTGGCCAAATTGAATCCATAATATATGCCAGCGAAATCGAAATCTCAACAAAAGTATTTTGGTATGATGATTGCGGGCAAGATTCCTATGGCTAAAGGAATGACTAAGAAAGAAGTAGAAAAGATGGCCCATACTAAAACAACGGGTCTTCCTAAGCATGTAAAGAAAAAGAAACTAACTAACTTTAAATAAAATGGCCAAGTACAATTTCTGGTACAAGAAAGTTATAACTGCCGACAATATAGACAAAGCCATACAGAAGGAACGTAAGATCCGGCCCCAGTTTGATAGTATAAGAATAGTAGAAGAAGGAGATGATAAGATAGGAGCAAATGCTATAGGATTTGAGGCGTAGAATCTATATATTATTTGACAGTATCTACATAAATGTATTTTAATAAGTTAGTAATATAACATAATAATCTTGATTAGTCAATTATATGGCAGAAGGAAATAACAATCATGGAGGTTACAGACCCGGCGCAGGCAATCCTGGATACGGAACTTTACATTTTATTAAAGAAAAAGTAGTAGCTCATTCTTCTGCCTGGTGGGAGAAATGGGAAGGAATGATTAACTCAGATAACACTAAAGAAAAGCAGTTTGCCATGACCGAATTCAATAAACTACAGGTTAAATTCATACCTACTACACTTAACGGAGATGATGAGGGTGGAGCTTTACAAATAGTAATTAAACGGGCAGGCGATATGCCTACTCCATTAAACGATACCAATGCTAACCAAGGAAATACAACTCCACAAGTTTCAGGATCTAGCGATATTCAGTCCACAGAGGTTCAAAGCGTTAGTTGCGGGTCTTCAATCGGGTAAGACCGTAGGTGGTGCTGTATGGGCCAGGCAGCAATTTGATGCCGATAGACAGAATAGCGGACTTATCTGCGCTCCTACCTATAAGATATTACAGCAATCAACATTACCCAAGTTCTTTGAGATAAATAGCGACTTAAGACGTTATTACAAGAAAGTGGATGGAGTTATAGAAGTTCCAGGATCAGCCCCAATATATATAAGATCTACAGAAAATGCCAATGTTATAGAAGGTATGACGTTAAGGTGGATTTGGGCCGATGAAGCCGGACAGATGAAACTGGAAGCCTGGATTAACTTTCAAGGAAGATTATCAATCCTTAAAGGGAATTTCCTGGCCACTACTACGCCATATACCTTAAATTGGTTATTTCTAGACTTTTATGAACAATGGAAGAAAGGAAATTCTGACTATCTTGTGGTGCAATATCGCAGTTGTGATAACCCATATTTCCCTAAAGAAGAATACGACAGGGTCAAACTTACGATGGATCCTCGTACTTTTCGCAGGAGATATGACGGTTTATTTGAAAAGATGGAAGGGTTGGTCTATGAAGATCTTATTCCCTCGGTACATTACATTGAACCGGCAAATATTATATTCAAAGAAGTAATAGGCGGTATAGACTGGGGTTTCTCGAACCCGGCTGCCGTTGCTATTATAGGAATAACAGCAGATAATGCTTTCTACGTAATAGATGAATATTACATGTCGGGCAAGACTACTGGAGAGATTATAGAAAAGCTTAAGTATTTTCAAACTAAATATAAGATAAGATTCTGGTATCCCGATAACGCAGAACCGGATAGACTGGAAGAAATGAGACGGTCAGGAGTATATCCAAGAGATATAGACAAGTCATCTGGTAGCATTACTTCTGGAATAAACGCATTAAGAGACTTTATTAGACAGAATAGACTGTTTGTATTCAACACATGTAGAAACACAATGGAAGAATTCGGCCTATATCATTATCCTACAAGTTCTACAAAGACAGAAAAAGAAGATCCAATAAAAGAAGATGATCATTTGATGGACGCTATAAGATATGCTATATATACTTATAGTCCACAGACAGTGGTTAGACCAATTATTAAACGCTATTATAAGCCAGTTAACAGTGTAACCGGCTATTAAATAACATATGGCAAAACAAATTAAAATAGAAGATCCAATAGTTGAGCCAACTATTGACAAAACAGAAGAAACTAAGCGTAATCCTGTTCAGTTAGATAAGAAAAAACATACAGAAGCCGTAGACTTCGTTTTAAGGTCTTATAAAGACTCATTAGAATATCAACGGCCATTCTTCCAGAAGTTCTTGGCATTCTATAGGATGTACAGATCAATGAGAGAAGAGACTAAGCAAAACTATGCTGGTCGGGCCAAGTTGTATGTTCCTTATGCTTTTGCCACTGTTGAGACAGTTCTTCCTCGCCTTATAGGAGCTAAACCAAAGTTAGAGGCTATACCGAGAGAAGTTTCTGATATAGACAATGCTAAGAACAACACCAATACGTTCAACTATGAATGGGATTTGATGAAGATGAAGGAGATCCTTAAGTTATGGGTTAAACAGACATTGATATATGGTACCGGAGTTATTAAACTTTATTGGTGCTATAAAGATAATGATGAATATCTTATAGACCAGCCTAAAGCCGAGTTAATAGACTTATTTGACTTTTTTATAGACCCTCAGGCCACTACCGTAAAAGATGCCAGATATATTATACAGAGGGCTGAGCGGAATCTCGCCTCCTTAAAAGAAAACAGTAATTACATAGTACCCAAGACATTAACTACGTCCGTAGAAAAAGATGAGTACAAACTACAAAGAGATGCTATCTTTGGACTAGTTAAACCAGAAGATAAAGGCAAGGTTCAATTATTGGAGTACTGGGGTAAGTATGATTTAGGCAAAGGAGAGGAAGAGTGTATTCTTACGGTTGCAAACCAGTCATTACTTCGGGCAGAACCAAATCCTTATTTACACAAGGAAAAGCCATTTGTGTCAATGGTAGATACCCAAGTACCTTTTCAATTCTGGGGTATTGGAGAAATCGAACCAATAGAATCTTTACAATATGAGTTAAATGACGTTAGAAATCAAAGAATGGACAACGTTACTTTGATTCTTAACAGAATGTGGAAGGTCAAGAAAGATGGTGGAGTAGATGAAGAAGATCTTATTTCACAAGCAGGAGGTGTTGTCCATGTTGATGATATGGGGGCCTTAGAAGCTATAGCTACTCCTGACGTAACCAGCAGTTCTTACAATGAAGAAACTCTTATTAAGACAGATATTCAACTTACCAGTGGAGTTAATGATCTTATTAGCGGGACAGGACAGGGCAAGGGACCTGGACAAGCAGGAGCAAACACTTCGACAGCAACTGGTATTATGCTCTTACAGGAAGCTGGTAATGCTAGATTCAAATACAAACTTGACAATATAGAAGATTCATTGGTTAATTTCGGAGAACAACTACTGGCACTTAACCAACAGTTTATAGATAAGAGTATGCAGATTAGGATCTTGGGCAAAGATGGAGAAGTCTGGGAGGATGTTAAACCAGAAGATATTAAAGGTAAATATGACATTTCTGTAGAAGCCGGTTCTACACAGCCAATGAATAAGAGTGTGAGACGGGCGGAGGCCAGAGAATTACTTACAACTATGATTCCTCTACAGAAGATGGGAATTGATCTTAAGCCGATTATAAAGAACTTAATTAACACATATGAGACTATTAACTCTGATGAACTATTTCAAACCCAACCAGTCGTTACGCCAGGAGAAACTATCAACGGAGGAATTAATGCAAATACGGGCGCTCCAACAGCACCAGGGATGGAAATTCCTCAAAGTTTTGATAGGCCAGCATCTATCGCAGCTGGAGCAAACAACGGTTAAGATGGTCCAAGACGGAAAAGATGCTAGGATAGTCGCCGGAGAGATTAAAGGAATAAACTGGTTGCTGGTTGAACTAGATTATATTAATAAGAAGTTAAAGGCCAAAGAAGATTAGATATTAAGTGATTAATATAAGAGACTAAACTCTTTAAAATGTTAAATCAGGGACATAACCCTGTAAAAATATTGAACGTATGTCAGATGAAATCTTGGTAGAGGACCCTACCCCGACCCCATCAGTCGAAACGAAACCCGCTGCAGATCTTGCAGTAGAGCCGGAGAAAACTGTTCCTTATGAACGTTTCAAAGACGTTATTAAAGAACGTAATGATTACAAAGAGCTTTTAGAAGCCCAGTCATCCACTTCTCAGCCAACTCCTAAAAAACAGGAAGACCCTGCGGCACCTAAGGCAGATTCTTATGATGATGCCTTGAAAGTCGTAGACTCTCGAATTGACGAGAGAGTTAATAAAAAGTTGGACATGATGAACAAAAGGATTGAGTTGGACAGAGCTATTGCTAGTCACCCCGACTTTGGACAGTACACCGATCTAATAAAGGCGAAAGTCAAGGAGAATCCTCATTTATCCTTCGAGGACGCCTACAAACTGTCTCGCTATGAGGCAACTATCATCGAGGCTCAAGAAGCTGGCAAAAAAGCAGCTTACAAGAAAATCGAAGAGAAGAAAGCCGCTGGAGTTGAGACACCGAGTAGGGCTAAACCCGTTAACACGGGGAATGGAGAAATAGATCCCATGGCTAAAGGACCGGACGGAAAGTACTTATATTCCACAAAGGAATTAGAAGATTTATTGAGATAAGAACTACCAAAGAAACAAAACAACGATTCACCATAAACAACGAACACAAGGTCGTCTAAGGTAGACAAGGATTTTATTATATGGCGAATACAACTACTACAACGTTAACAAATACAGTCCCAGCGTTTTATGACAGAGTAATGCTTGAAACATTAGATCCTGTCTTAAAGTTCTATCAGTTTGGTGTGAAGAAACCGTTACCGACGGGTGAAGGCAAAACCGTCGTTTGGAATCTTCCCTATACTCTAGCTTTAGGCTCGTATCTGACTGAAGGCTTAACGAATCCGGCTTCCGGAGGCGCTAATGCTCTGTCAACGTACAAAGTTTCTGCTATTGTCAGACAATTAGGTGGTTATACCACTATTTCTGACTTAGTCGATCTGACTTCTATCACTGATGTCATGAAAATGGCAACAGAAAGAATTGCTGATCAGGCTGGCAGAAGCATTGAGAGGGCGATTGTTAACGAGTGTTTCGTAGCTCATGTAGCCACCACTGGCGGTTCACCGCACCACATTGTTAAAACATCTGTACAAAATGAAGAATATTGGTCTTCTGTATCAGGTCTTTCATCTGTGGCTGCCGGTATTCCTCCGACTGGTCCGGTTGCTGGAGTTTCGAGCACAAACGTAATGGCCGTATCCGATATCAGACAAAGTGTGTTCAAATTAAGGAAACTTAATGTGAAACCTTTCGAAGGTAACGACTACGTTGCTATTATGCCGACTGAAGTGGCTGAAGACATTGCCGGTGATTCTACTTTCATTAACTTCCATCAATACGTTGATAAGGGCATTGATGCCTTATATAACGGAGAGATTGGAAAGATCTATGGTTGCAGAATCGTTGAAACTACTAATGGAATTGTGGCTAGGGGTTCAAACTCCGGTGGCACAGCTTCGTCTGTAGCGTACGGCACTGTGATTATGGGTAAAGGTTTTTATGGCGTAACTGAGTTAGATGGCGGAATCAAACGCGTTGTTTCTCAGGGAGCTGATAAAGCTGATGCCTTAAATCAGGTAACCACTGTTGGTTGGAAAGCGAACTTTATCGCTAAGTTGCTGAATGTGTCCGCGGGTTTAGTGTTCTGGTGCGGTTCCGGTGATACCGATACGATCGGTGAGGAATCTGCTGGTGGCGCTTCTCGTTTTGCGGCTCCTGGTTCATACTTATAGACTTAAGGTTCAGATACTTGGCATCAGAACAAAACTGGTGCCAAGACTTCTGATCATTAATCATTAACTTTAAATCATATGGGACTTTTTGAGGAACGTTTTAAACTTCGTCCAAATTACATGTCTACATCAGGACTATCTTCTTTGCCATATTCTGTAAAGCAGATAAGCGGAAGT